ACAAGGGCGACGGCACAGACCGGGGCCCGACGCTTCTGGCGATGGCTATCACCAACCGGCCATTCGTGGAGGGAATGCAGCCACTGACGTTGAGCGAGACTGCAGCCCAAGCGCTGGCCGAGAGCCGTGAGGAGTTGGAGCGAGCACGGGCGGCACGAGCCAAGCGGTACGGTATCCGTCCCAGAGAGGACGGGCACCTGACCAAGCCGAGTGAGTACGCCAATGTGCCGGACTCGGACTTCGCCGATCCGGTGAACTATCGCTATCCCATCACATCCCAGTACGTGATGGCTGCCTATCGGTACTTCGCCAAGGCCGAGAATCGGGCCTTCTACAACTCTAGCGAAGTGAAGATCATAGCAAAGCGCATAGTCGCGGCGCTACCGGAGGACAACCGCCAGGAGGCCCGCCAAGTCTTCGGACTCTCAGAAGTGCGGCCTGATAGCAAGAAGCGAGGTGTGACTGTGGAGGACAAGATCAGGGCCCTGTTGGGGCTGGATGAGGACGGCGACGTACTGGCCGCGGTGAAGATGATCCGCGACAACCAGACGGTAACGCTCGGTGAACGTGACACGCTGACGGCCAAGCTCACCGAGGTGAGCGCCGAGCGCGACGAGCTGCGACTGAAGCTGGCCGAAGCCAGCCGTGACGCGCTGCTCGCTAAGTATGAAGGCGAGGGTAAGCTGACGCCCGCCATGCGCGAGGCGTGGGCGGGGGAGATGGCGCTCACCGAGCCGGAGCGGTTCGCCAAGCTCATGGACACTCTGCCGGTGGTGGTAGACTTTACTGAGCGCGGCTCCGACAACGGTGCGGACACCGGCGACGTGCAGCTCACGGAAGCGGAGCGCAGCCTGGGGCGGCAGTTGGGCCTCAGTGATGCCGACCTGCTGAAGGCTAAGGCGCGCGGTTAGGCGCAGATAAGGGAGAGGGACAATGACTGCACTGAGTGCGGACAAGAGTGTAGAGCGCTACGAGGGCGACCTGATCTCCCTCGTGGTGAAGGCGAACACCACGATCTACAAGGGATCGCTGGTGACCTCGGACGCGGCTGGGTACGCGATCCCGGCGGCTAACACGGCGGGCACGTTCTTCATGGGCGTGGCAGCGGAGCATGGCACGGCGGGCCAGACGATTCGCGTCTACCGCAAGGGCATCTTCAACTTCGTGGCCGCCAACATGGCGATCACGGACATCGGCTCCCGCGTGTACGTGGGTGACAGCGCTACCGTCACCAAGACCGTCGGCAACGGCATTTACGTCGGCAAGATCATGGCGGTGGACAGCGCCACCAGCGTCTGGGTGAGCCTGGAGTCGGGCGAAGCGCTGAGCGCTATCTACGTTCGGAGCATCCTGACCATCCCGATCAAGCTGGCGAAGCTGGCCAACGGCGACATCGTGACCACCTACACGCCGGGATTCGCCGGCGTCATTGAGAAGGTCAGCTTTGTCGTCACCGACCCGGCCACCACGGCGGACAAGGCGGCGACGCTGAACCTGGAGATCGGCACGACCAACCTGACCGGTGGCGTGATAACGCTGAGCTCGGCGGCGGGCGGCAACGCCTTGACGCTGGGCAAGGTGGTCGACGGCACCGCCATCACGGCGGCCAACGTGTTCGGCGCTGCGGACACGATCAGTGTCGAGGCGTCGAGCGTGACCGCGTTCGCCGAGGGCGAAGGTGCGCTGTTGATCGTCATCAAGAACGCCGCGGCTGCTGCGTAGGCTGACAGCCCGATAGTCTAAGTCTGGAGGCCAACAATGGCTGTGGTAACGAGCGATTTCCTGAGTGCGATGTACACCAACCTGAAGGCGGTGTACCTGCAGTCCTTCGAAGCGGCGCAGAACGCCGACCCGTGGCAGCGCCTGGTGATGGAGGTGCCTAGCACTACCCTCACCGAGACGTACGAGTGGCTGGGCAGCGTGCCCAAGATGTCGGAGTGGGTAGACGAGCGCAAGGTCGGCGACCTCAGTGAGGAGACCTTCAGCCTCACCAACAAGCACTACGAGGCCACCGTGGCGGTGGATCGGAACGCTCTGGACGACAATCGTCTGGGGATGATCCTGCCGCGGGTGCGACAGTTGGGCATGGAGGCGGCCCGGTATCCGCGGGAGCTGGTGATGGACGTGATCACCGCTGGCACCTCGCTCACCGGTTATGACGGCAAGGCACTGTTCGCCAACGACCACACCGGCGGGGATAACCTGCTAGTGGGGGCGGGCACCTCGGTGGCGAACATCCAGAGCGACCTGGCCGAGGCGTTCGGGGCGATGCGGGAGTTCCAGGACGACCGGGGCCGCCCGCTGAACCTGACGCCCGACCTGGTGGTGGTGCCGGCAGAGCTGGAGTTCCCGATGCGTGAGGCCCTCAACGCGGCCATCATCGGGACGAACACTAACGTGTATCAGGGCATCTGCGACATTCTGGTGGCTCCCGAGCTGACCGACGCCAACGACTGGTACGTCTTCAACACTCGCGGGGCGATGAAGGCGCTCATTTACCAGGTGCGGAAGGCGCCCGAGTTCGTGGCGCTGGACGCTGCCGATGACTACGCCAACTTCATGCGCCGGGAGCTGCTCTACGGAGTAGACGCCCGGTGCGCGGTGGGTGTGGGCATCTGGTGGTACGCGGCCAAGGTCGTAAACGGCTAGGAGTAACGTAGCGATGGCATACGCGACCCTAGATGGAGTGCGAGAGCAGGACCCGCGGGCGGTCTACAGCGACACCAGCTATCCGACGGAAGCGCAGGTGCTGGTGCTGTTGGAGGACATCGCCGGGGAGATCGATACGGTGCTCTCGGCGGCGGGCTACACCGTGCCGATCACCACGCCGGCGACGTTGCTGGCGGCGGTGACGCGCTTGAATGCAATGGGCGCGGCGGCGATGGCTCACATGGGCATGTTCCCCGAGAGCGTGGGGGCGGGCCCGACCTCCGATCTAGGGTCGCGTTTGTGGAAGATGTACACCGATGGACTGGAGAGGCTGGTAGACGCGGGCAAGGCAGGGGCGACCGGGACAACCGGCACGGCCGTCAGCGCTCGCAGCTACCAGGTGGACAACCCGACGGAGACGGCGGCGGCACAGTCGCTGTTCCCGCGCAGCAAGGTGTTCTAGGTGTTCGTTCTCAAGTTCAGCTTTGCCGGGCAGGACCAGGTACTGCGGACGTTCAGCCGGTGGACGGAAGGGCTGAGCGATTTCGCGCCGGCACTCGAAGACATCGCCGACGACTTCCTGAAGCTGGAGGCGACACAGTTCGCCACGGAAGGGAAGACAGGGAGTGGCGGGTGGAAGGCTCTGTCGCCGGACTACGCCGCGTGGAAGGCGACCAACTATCCGGGGGCAAAGATTCTGGAGCGCGACGGCTGGCTGCGGGACAGCCTCACGGTCAAAGATGCGCCGTTCCAGATTCGGGAGATCACCGCCACGGAGGCGGTACTCGGCACCAACGTACCGTACGGCATCTATCACCAACTCGGCACGCGCAAGATGCCGGCCAGGCCGCCGATCGAGCTATCGGAGAGCGACAAGACACGCTGGGGGAAGCTCGTGCATGAGTGGCTGTACGCGATGGCCAAGAGTCTCTACTGATGCTGTACCAGGCGCATGTAGACGTGATGGCATACGTCGAAGCGAACCTGCCGGCGCAGTGCGCCAGCCGCGGGCTGACCGCCCCGGCTGAGTACCACGTCGGCCTTCCCGTCGTCACGATGATCCAGCAGTATCCGGCGTGTGTGGTGGACGTGGACAGCGGCGGCATCGGCGGCTCACAGAGCACGGAGATCGAGCACAGCGTGTACGTGGCGGTGGTCGACCGGGACGCCGACCTGGACGTGTTGAACCTGCGGCTGATGCAGTACGCCGACGCGATTCTGGCGACGCTGGACGGCAAGCGGTTCGCGACGGTGATCCGATGTGCGGCGCGCAAGCACGACAGCTCGAACCTGTTCGGCACGGGAGACAGCCGGGCGGTGCGGATGCGCTGGGTGGAGTTCTCGGTACGGACGGTGAACTAGTGGCCAGTGGCCAGTGGACAGCGGGAGAGGAGTAGGACATGCCAATCACTTACACGGTGAACCCGACTAAGGTGATCGAGGGGGCGGCCGAAGTCCTGGTGGGCGCGTACGGCGCAGCCCAGGGCGCTTGCACCTCGATTGGCTCCACCGACGGCGGGGTGATGCTGACCGTCGGCAACGAGTACCACGATGTGGAAGTCGACCAGAGCAAGGTGCCGATAGACACCAAGCTCGACAAGCGGACGGCCAAGCTCAGTTGCGACATGGCGGAGGCGACGCTAGCTAACCTGGCACTGGCGATGGCGCTGCCCACCACAGCGCTCTCGGGTAGCACGGTGAGCGTAGGCCTCCAGGAGCCGGAGAACAAGACCATCTACATCGTCGGACCGGCCCCGGACGGCGCGGTGCGCACAATCCACGTGTTCAAGGCGAAGGTGACCGGCTCTCCCGAGATGGCCTACCGCAAGGACGAGAAGGTCATCGTGCCGCTGGAGATCACCGCCATCCCCGACTTCACTCAGGGTGCCGGCAAGGAGCTGATGACGATCACCGACGCGGCGGAAGATACTACGCCGCCAACAGTGAGCAGCAGCGACCCGGCGGACGCCGACAATGCCCACCCGAAAGCGGACAGCATCGTCTGGACGATGTCCGAGAGCATGGACGCGGGGAGCATCAACACCGACACGGTGTACGTGATCAAGGCCACCGACGGCACGGTGGTGCCGGGCACGGTGACCTACACCGAGGCGGACAAGAAGATCACTTTCGATCCGACGGCCGCCCTGGACGGCACAACGGCCTACATCGCCATCCTGACCACGAACGTGCGCGACCTAGCCTATAACCAGATGGCCGCGGCGAACGTGATCAACTTCACAACGGCAGCGTAGGGATGGTCACCAGGAGTGACCGACATGACTGACTGGACATGGGGGCCGCCACCCGAAGAGGAGCTGGAGCTGCCCACGGGGCGGGTGTGCAAGGTGCGCCGCCCGTCCCTGTCCATCATGGCGGCAACGGGGCAGATACCGAATCCGGTACTGGCCACCATCCTCAAGGCAGCCAGCGATGCGCCGGGGAAGTCCGAGCAGGGCGTGATGGCGCGGGTGCTCGAGGACAACCCAGCGGACTACTTCACCTACCAGATCCACATGGTGAAGGCGGCGCTGGTGGAGCCGCGGGTATACCTGCCGGGGGAGACGCCGCCGAAGGGCGGGGTGCCGGTGGCCAACCTCACCGAGAGCGAGATCCAGGCCATCATGCGCTGGATTCAGCAGGAGGAGAAGCCGCAGCGGCTGAGCAAGTTTCGCGGGAAGCGATCGGGCGCTGGTGCTAGAGAGGATGGCGGCGAGGTACGGGACGCGACCGAGTAAGATGCTCGGCTTGGACGGGTGGTCGGCGTACTGCCTCGATGAAGCGCTGTTCTACCGGCACATGCAGAGAGAGTTAGAGCAGGCAAAGGAACGGAGACGCCGTGGCTCTCGGGCTTGAGCAAGCACTGAAGATTGTCGTCAGCGCGGTGGACAACGCGTCCGCTGTGCTCGAGGGCATCCGCGGCACGGTGAACACGCTCACCAGCGATGCCACCACGGCAGCCCAGGCGCTCGACACCATCGGCGGCGGGCTGCAGCAGACGGGCCGGAGCATGACCCGGTATGTGACCGCGCCGGTGGTGGGCGGGCTGGGGCTGGCCGCCAAAGAAGCGACGGAGTTCGAGGAGAAGCTGGCCATCCTGGGGGTGGCGGCACGCGACAGCGGTGTGGACGTGGACACGCTCGGGGACGCGGCTATTGCCATGGGCCAGGACATTCGTCTGGTGGCCGCCATCGGCCCGACGGACGCCATCGACGCCATGACCACGCTAGCGAAGACGGGCGTCTCGGTGACGGACATGTTCGGCGACCTCAACGGCTACATGGACGAGGGCGCTGAGCTGGGCGGCGTGTTGGGTGCCTCGGCGCGGCTGGCGGGGGCCAGCGAGCTCAACCTCCAGCAAGCCACGGAGGCCGTACTACAGGCCCTCCGTACTTACGGCCTAGAGGTCGAAGACGCCGACAGCATCGTGGACAACTACGTCCAGACGGCGGATGCCTCGGCGGCGAGCGTGAGCGACCTGGTAGCGGCGCAAGTCAACGCCGGGCCGGTGATGCAGGCGTACAACCGCACCTTTGAGGACACCAACCGGCAGTTCGCCATCATGGCCGACCGGGGCATCAAGGGCGCGGAGGCGGGCACCAACCTGCGCAGTATGTACAACAACATGCTGCGGGACACGGCGCGGGTGAACGACGCCCTGGAGACGTTCAACCTAGAGCTGTATGACTCGGAAGGGGCGCTCCGCGCACCGGTAGAGATCATCGGCGACGTCAACAAGGCGATGACGGGCCTCACGGACAAGGAGAAGCTGACCGGACTTCGTGACCTATTTGGCACCTACGGCCAGTTGGCGGGCATCACCCTCGGCACGGAAGGCGTCGAGGGTTGGGACGCGATGGGGGAGAAGATCAAGGGGGCGGCCACAGCGGAGGACGTGGCGGCGGCGCGGTCGACCACGTTCGCCAAGGAGATCGAGAAGCTCCAAGACTCCCTGCAGACCTTCATGATCACGGCGGGGACGCCGTTCATTGAGGACTTCCTGCAGCCGGCGGTGGAACACCTCCAGGGGTTCGTCGAGAAGCTGAACGACCTGAACCCGGCCACCATGGACTGGCTCATTCGCTTGTCGCTGATCAGCGCGGTGGTGGGTCCGGCGCTTATTGCCCTGGGCACACTGGCACGGGCGCTGGCCTCCATTCTGACGCTGTACAAG